ACATGTCGAACAACTTACCAGGAATCTGGCGCATGTCCTTATCAGGAGAACAAAGAACGTTATCAGGGTTAGCTGTGGCATAAATACCCAAGGCATCATCAGCCTCAAGTTCGGGCATTACAATAACTTCATACTCAGTCTTGAGTTGGTTAATGACCCGTTTGTATCCGCAAGGTTTTTTACGGTTACGATGCCCTTTATATGCGGGCTGGATGGATTTACGAAAGTTTACACTGTCGCTAAAAAACAGAACTACATCAGGTACATCCCATATAAAATGTTGAGTAAGTTTTTGGATGTCACGCTTAACAGCAGCGTAAGCATCACTAAATTTACTTGTGACTAGAATTACATCATCACCCCAATCAACTTCTGTTTCGGCGGCGGCACAGCATTTGTAAACGACAAAATCGGCGTCTACAAGTAGCTTCACCTGCCTTGCCCCCGGTAAGCTTTCTTACCAGCCTTGGGCTTGCTATGGCGACCAGCACCTTGCTTGGTCTTCTTAGATTTGAATGCTTGGAACTTTTCCAGTCCCATCATAGTTTTACTACGCATTAGTGGGTTTCACTCCAGTTTTTTCCGGTGGTTGCTTCAGCGTCGATTTCGACTCTGAGGTTGTAGTATTCTCCAGCTTCTTTAGCTGAATATACCAAGGATGAACAAAGGTCTTGTGCGTGCACTGGGGCACACTCGAATTGTAACTCGTCATGTACAAAGGCTAGCTGGCTACAGCATAAATCTAGTAGTTTTAAATTGTTTTGATTGATGACCATCCAACGCTTAGCCAGTATAGCACTGTTGCCTTGGAGGCAGTAATTCAACGCTTTATGCGGTGAATCCACGATAATTTTTCTGCCATCGAGAGCTTTGATAAATCCACGCTCCGAAGCTTTCTTAATTGCCTCCAAGAGTTTATCGAGTCCATCAATCGCCTCAACGTAGGCGGTACGAATCTCCTTGCCTTTCTTTTTGGCTGCACTTGACGATAATTGTTTGTCATAAGAATGTCCAATTTTTTCGTCACCTGCACCATAAAGAAACGCATACGTGACGGTCTTCACTAATTTCCTAGAAATTCCTATCTTGTCTGCATTGACTTGGTGGATGTCTCCGTTGAGGAGAATGTCGGCGTACCTGCCTCCGTCATACCTGGCAAGAAAATGGCTAAGCATCCGCAACTCAATCCCAGCAAGATCAGCACCGACCATAACTTGACCGGGACTGGGCTGGAAAAGTTCTCTAAACCTTGAATCGCTTGGGACTTGTGCGAGATTGGGGTGACGGTGTGCACATCTAAACGTTGACGTTGCGACTGAGCAGTGGTGATGTATCCTCTGTTCACTCGTAACAAGCTTCAGCCAAGCGTTCGTGCCTTGCGAGAGGAGACCAAGCATTTTGGTTACCGTCAAACATCTCAGCAACATCGTAGAAATCTCGGATCCTATCTCTTTCAGAATAGGCTCGTCGATAATAGGCTTCCCAGTGGCAGTCAGCTGGCTTGGTTTCCATCCATAGAAGGTCGTAAGAATCCATGCTATATGATCTCGTGATGTAGGGTTGAACTCTTTTAGTCGTGTAAATGTTGCGCCAAGAACATAGCCTTGTGTTTTGTTATTTCTTTTAGGAGTTTTTTCCTCGCCTTTGACGAAAGGGTGCCTTTTTCGTAATACTTCATGAGTCTCTTCCAATTCTTTTTGGAGAGCCTGTGTAAGCTCCCATGCAGCTCTCTCATTAAAATACCATCCATGTTCCTCTTGTCGTTGTAGGATAAAGGCTGCTTCTTGTTCTAGCGCAACCCAGCTAGGTATGGGCGGAAGTGCTCGCATAGTTTGGTGGTAACTTTAACATCTTGTACGCAGTAGTCCTGCATTTCCTTTGACCAGTTCTTCCAGTCACTTGACTTACCGAACTCACCTTTGTTTTCACCAAGACGATACCCATAAGCTTCTAGACTGTGTGATCCGTACAACTTCAGAGGCATACCATCCCAAGTCTTTTTCTTATCCAGATCCATCAAGTCCGGGTGATAAAGACGGCTAAGCAGAAGAGTATCCAGGCAATCACCAACACGTCTAAACCATGGATAAAGTTTATTGATGACGCTAAGATCATAATTAATAATGTTATGACCAGCAATGAGATCTGCATCTTCAAGGAACTGGACACCACGAACAATCGGGTCCGCCGCGGGTTTGTCAGTAGCTCTGTCAAACGCCTGATCATTGAAGACCATTGTCTGTTCAGTGTCTGTATCATGGATAACAAGACAGTGGATTTGGGTAACATCACGTAGAAGTCCGTCCGTTTCAATGTCAAAAATTAACATCGTTCCAATGGCGTACAACGCCTGCACAAATGAACATGTTTGTAATCAATACAAGACCATCAATAAGGATCAGTTTAGCGACCATTCCAGCGGTAGGTCTTGTCTTTGAATTGTGCTTTTTCAACTGCTTCAGGTGTTGGCGGTTTTGGTCCGAGCACCCAACCAATACCTTCGTAGAAGGCTGCATTAGAAGTCGGTTGTTGCATCGAAGTCTGGTTCTGCTTGAGTTTCATTGAATTTACAAGTGGATAGGTCATAACTTAGTCGGCAAGAAACGCCTGTTTCGCCAGAGTAGCGATTTTTGAGAACTCTAACAGTTGTATCAGAGTGTTTAGATCCACCCTGCTGATCTCTTTCGAGTCCAATAACTGCATCGCTAAGTTGAGCGATCGCCGCACTTCCTCTAAGCTGTCCGAGTGTAACACGCGCTCCTTCTTCATGGTTTTGATCTCCTGATGTACGTTTAAGGTGAGACACAAGGAACAGTGCTATACCTGTACGCTCAACAAGAGAACGTAGGCGCGTCATTGTAGTGTCAATCATGCGCCGTTCGTCACCATCTAATCCACTGAGTAGGATCGAGAGGTGATCAAGGAAGATGACTTTGGTGTCAAGTCCTGAGGCGAGGTATTCGATTCGGTTGTAAATAATGTCAGGGTCAAAGCTGCCAAAACCGTCAAACAAATACAAGTCCCACTTTGCGAGAGTATCCTCGTAAGCTTCGGTGAGCGTCTTTCTGTCATGTTCTCCAAGGTGTAATGATTTACCAACGTGGGCAGACATCAACCCTAAAGCTGTACGACGGTTGGATTCTTCCAACGCCAAGTAACCAACCCGTTCTCCTTTTGAAAGAAGGTGAGTTGCAAGTTCACGACAGAATGAGGATTTACCGATGCCAGATCCTGCAGTGATTGTGACAAGCTCTCCATACCTGATCCCGTGAAGCTTTGATTGTAATCCTTGAAATGGGTAGTCATGATCAGCAGCTGGTGATGGTGTAGTGACAAGTTCTAAGAGTGACTTACCATCGACGATACCGTCTGGACGGTAAGGTTTTGCGTCCCATATAGCGCGACAAACCGCCTCAGAGTCACGGGCAGAGATGGCGTCTGACGCATCTTTGTAATCGCCCAATAGGTTAGCAATCTTGACCTTGCCAGGTGGCAATACGCTAGCTGATTCCTCCGCCGCTTTACGGCCCGCCTCGTCATTGTCGAAGAACAAGACAATCTCTTCATAGCCCTGTAACCATTGTAGGTTCTTCTGGATGGCTTTTCGTGCACCTGCTGCACCGGATGGGAGTGATACCATCGGCCAACCTGGCATCGCTTCCTGACCGCTTGCGGCGTCAAGTTCTCCTTCGTAGATAACAACCCGTTTACCACTGGTTGGAAAAAGGTGTTGACCAAAGAAAGTTCCAGGGGAATCGCCTTCATAGGTAAATTGTTTGTCTTTGGTTTTAATTTTGGCGCCAACTACGACACCAGACTCGTCATGATAGTAAAAGCGTAGCTTAGCACCATCACGGTAGATCTTATACTTCTCGCATACCTTTTGTGAAAGATTGCGTTTCTGCAGCCGTTCGGCTGAACCTAGTATTTGCACACGTTTGTTTTGATGAATGTGTAAAGAAGGTTCGCCATCACCGTGTGTGTAGTGATGGCAAACGAAACAATATGTGTGCCCATCTGAGTAGACACTGCTGGCATCAGATGATCCGCAGTTATCACAAGACTCATGTCTGATAAACTCAGATGAGCCATTTAAGGGGGATGTTGTGGAATGATGTCCACGGAATGTCATGGCGTTCGCACCATTTAGCGTATGTAGTTTTTGATTTCTTGCTGATTGTATTGAAAGGAGCTTGGAATACCATGCGAAGATCAATGTCAGGGTTCAGCGTCTTAACCGCCTTAATCTTTCTCCGATCATCAGCATCCCAGTAACCTTTGCATTCAAGCACAACACCATTGGGTAAAATAAAATCAGGTGTATAAATATGCTCAATAACGTAGGGAACTTTGGTTGTTTCGTATTCATACTTCACTCCAAGCTCGACAAGTAAATCAGCAACCTTCTCCTCAAGCTTGGAGCGGAATGCCATTAGTCGTCAATCCCTTTCTCAATGATCTCCTCCACAATCTCGCTGATTGCACGACGCATCTCATATTTGAAATCGTTGCGATCAGCTTTGTAGCGGGTAGCACTAAGTTCAGGAAGGTTGACGGTAAGTGTTCCCTTGTACAGCCCGGTGGCTGCATCTTTCTCAACGTTAAAGTCTACCATCAGAAGTCATCCTCATCAACGTTTGCAGTCACATTAGGCTCACCAGCTTTGAATCCTTCAGTCTTGCCAAACAGTGCGGCAACGTCATCAGCATTCATGTCGCCGGTATCTACACCAGCTCCTGCATTGAGAGACACCAGTTGTACACCAACCAGTTTAAGACTTGTTCCATACGTGACTCCATCACGGAGGATATATGGTTTCTGATAGAACGCAATCTTAACTTGGCTACCAGAATACATGGGTGTATCTTCGTCCGTGATATGCGTACCTTCGGTGTCAACAACGGGCGGACGGGTTTCTTCATTCCAAGAGAACTTAACTTTGTATTTACCCTCAGACACCTCTTCCCAAGGTTCAGGTTTGAGAGTAGAGCGCTTAGGGTTCTTCAGTTTACTTTGTGCCCATTGCAGTGACTCTTCACGGTCAGCTTCAAGAGCATCAATCATATCCTCACCAACCAGGGCGGCGAGAGAGTAACCGAACTTGCTCGGTTTCAGCACAGCTTGATAACCTTCAAGGACAACAGGCTGTTCAGTTTTGTGGATAGTGCGTGCCATTAACAAAAAAAGTAGGTGGATTCAATCACGGATTCTGGTTCAAGATCTCCGATGATCGGTGGGTCAGTCTCCGCTCCTATTTGGTGAGCGAAGTCTCGCAAGTAATCATGCTCTGCGAAGAGGTGCATATATGTTTCTCGTACGATTGTACTGAGAGAAGGCATGTCAGTAGCACGACACAATACAGAGTCATGAATGAGAGCGATCGGTGCGTCGAAAGCCAACGCAGAGAAGTGGAGCAGCGATGCATCAAGTGAATGGATTAGATTCGGCGCTGTTGCGTTCTTGTGGTGTTGCTTGTCAACCTTGTCAGAATCGCTGGTAGCGACAGTTAACTGACAACGACCAAGTAACTGTAAGTCAATACGTACAGTCTCTTTCTTCATGAGCTTTTGAGTAACGACAAAACCTGATGGAGTTGTCCACATCAGCTCTGTCTCACCTCTGTCGATTGCCTTAGCAACCTCAGACTCAATCCAACTCATGACAGCCATAGGACCAGGAACAACCTCATCCATAGCGTTTCTAACAGCGACCACAGTCTTTGTCAAGTCGTCTTTATCAATCTCAATGCCTTTCTCAGCTAAGGCTTCTTTGATGTAACCTCGGTTGGAGAATGGCTTGGCATTGTAAGGAACTGTCATGACGACACGCTTAACAGTCTTTCTATCCATATGTGGTTGGATAGACTTGGGACAGTAAGGTGTAGCAGTCTGTGCAACTACCTTGTAAGCATCTTGTGGACGATCAGATGGTAGCACATTGACAAGCTTAGCTGTGTTCTTATCACGTGCAAGCCCAGCTAGTATCTGTAGACCACTACATGTAGCGTCTGTAGCTACAGGGAGACTTGTAAAATGACGATCACACTTAAGCACACAATGATAATACTCATCACATGCTGCCAGAAACTGCCATGGCTCATCTGCTGCTTCCCATTCGTGAA